GTCCGGAACTTTAGGAGTAAACAACAATGATGTAAAGATTGAGTTGCTGGATGCCTTAGAGGGGTTAGTTAACGGATACCCTGACGGCGCAGAATATGAGGCAGCATACAAAGCAATCGCAAAGGCAAAGGGGGAATAGCAATGAGAACTATTTTTGACGACTGGAAAGAAGAAACACAAGCGCTGGCAGACTTGTTTGTAAAAAAGATGGGTTACGAAAAAGATGAATGCTGTTGGTTAGAAGATAAAATTGGCGGAACTTTATGCTGCGAAAATCAACATTTTTTTAATCTGGCTTGTATTGTTGAGTTTTTTAATTACGACGCAACAGCAGAGCAATTTAACAAATATTGTGACTATCGGCAAGAAAATCTAGAAATAGAAGGCAAAGACGTGCCACAATTTAATTTAAAAGGATGGCTTAAGTTAAAGGGGAATAACAATGTATAATTTTTTATCGATAATTTTTGCGTTTTTGTGCATTGCCGCCTGTTTTACGCATATTGTTGTGTGTTTAGCAACGAATGCCTGGGGCTTTCTTTTGGCTAGCCTGCTATTTTTCCCCGTGTCAGTTATTCATGGGTTTATTCTGTGGGTTTCTTGAAACGTTAAACTTTCCCTTATGATGGCTTTACAATTTAAATAAAATCCTATATTGTAAAAGAACAATATTAAAAATAGGATTTTATTTTATGGCTGGATATGTTAATTGGATGCAACCATCACAAACAATCAAGGGCGATTTGATGCAAACGGAAGGCAACCCTGTTGCCAATCATGTTGTTACATCAAGCGGAGTTGCAACAGCGGCAGCTCCAGTAGGTGCGCAGTATGTTAGTGTTTGGTCAACAGTTGAAGCGACTGTTAGCCTATCAGCTTTGGACGGTGTAAATCTTGGCGCGGGTGCCACTTATGCACTCCCTGCAAATTTGGTTGTGCAATTCCCTAACGTTATTCCTGGCGAAACAACTGTAACCATCACGGATATTTAATGGCCAGGAAGCTTGCAAAGTTTGTAAAGTACAGCGAAGAAGTCACACAAAAGATATGCGACGAACTAGCAAACGGTAAGTCTTTGCGTCAAATTTGCGCACAAGAGGGAATGCCTGTTGTTGGTGCGGTTTGTAAGTGGCTGGCCATTTACCCTGAATTTCATATAGAGTACGCCAAAGCCAGGGAGGCGCAAGCCGAGTATTACGCTGATGAAATTGTTGATATTGCGGACAACGCAACACTTGAAGAGGTGCAAAAAGCAAAACTTCAAATTGATTCTAGAAAATGGGTTGCGTCAAAATTAAAGGCTAAAAAATACGGCGATGCGTCTTTGCTTAAGCTTGCGGACAATGAAGGCGAAAAGCTAGAGGGACTTGAAGTTGCATTCATTAAAACCAAAAATTCAGATACCTGAAGCGTTTGAGGGCTTGTTTGACCCAAAACGTTATAAGGTTTTTTATGGTGGTCGTGGCGGTGCTAAATCTCACAACATTGCAAGATATTTAATTATTGAGGGCACACGCCGCCCAATGCGTTTTTTGTGTGCGCGTGAATTGCAGGGGTCGATTGTTGATTCTGTTCATAAACTTTTATCCGATATTATAGACCAGCATAATTTATCTAGTTTTTACACCGTGCAAAACAGCACGATAAAAGGCGCTAACGGCACTGAGTTTTTCTTTAAGGGATTAAAGCACAACGCAACAGAAATCAAATCAATGGAAGGCGTGGATAAAGTATGGGTAGAGGAGGCCGAGAAAGTTTCCCAAACATCATGGGAAGTTCTTATACCTACAATTCGAAAAGAAGATTCAGAGATTATTGTAAGCTTTAACCCAAAGCATCCGACTGACCCGACCTTTGTTAACTTTGTGTCAAACGCTGATGAGCGTATGTATGTAAAAAAAGTTAGCTGGGCAGACAATCCCTTTTTCCCAAAAACGCTAAACGATGAACGCCTGGCGATGAAATCAAATGACCCTATAGCGTACCAGCATGTTTGGGAAGGTGATTTTGATGAACGGCATTTCGGCGGTATTTATGCGTCGTATGTTGAGGCAATGCGTAAAGAAGGGCGCATTTGCCCTGTTCCTCACAAGCCCGGCGTTGATGTTGTAACGGCTTGGGACTTGGGGAAAAGCGATAGCACGGCTATCTGGTTTGCGCAAGTTGTTGGCTTTCAAGTTCGTATTATTGACCATTACGAATCAAGCGGAAAAGACTTAGAGCATTACGCCGCTGTTATTAAAGACAAGGGCTATCGTTATGAAGGCCACTTCTTGCCCCATGATGCAGCGCATGAGCGACTTGGCATGGGTGGCAGTATATCTACTCAGCTTGCATCTTTAGGTGTTCCTAACAAAATCATTAACGTTGGCAGTGTCTCCGCAAGAATTGAGTTAGGCCGCGAGCTTTTAAAAGAATGCTACATTAGCGAAAAATGCAAAGATGGCATTCATGCTCTTTTAAACTATCAGTATGAATGGAGCGATTCTAAAGGCAAGTTTAAGGAAAAGCCCTTGCATGACTGGGCTTCTGATACAGCTGATGCTTTTGGGTACCTTGCGCAAGCCGTAAAGCGCAGAGACAACAAAAGGCCTCCGTCGCCACTGCCTGCTTACGGCTATTCCGGCGGCGGCTCTTGGCAGTCAATGTAAATATAATTCAATTGAACTTAACTTTTATTTCAAATTAGCTTGAATTATATTCAAGTTTAGTTAATAATATGTCCATGGCGGCTGAAGATTATTCAAAAGACGATGACCTTTTAAACACAATGCGCGATTTATTCGGGGATTGTGAAAGTTATTTTTCGAATTTATACCGCCAGGGGCAAGACGATTTAAAGTTTTTGCATGGTGAAGGTCAATGGTCTGAACAGGCAATTAATGACCGCCGCAAGAATAACCGCCCTTATTTAGTTCTTAATCAATTGGGGCCATACGCTAAGCAGATTTGTAATGACATTCGCCAAGCGCGTGTTTCCATTCGTGTAACGCCCGTTGATGATAAAGGCGACCCTGAAACAGCAGAAATTATGCAAGGCATTATCCGCAATATTGAGCGCCAATCAAAGGCGACTGATGCTTATGAAATGGCAGTATCTAACGCGGTGAGTTCTGGTTATGGCTGGATACGTATTCGCACTGATTATTGCGACCCTATGAGCTTTGATCAAGAAATTAAGATTGAGCGCATTCCTAATTTTCAAAGCGTTTACATTGACCCCGAAAGCACAACTTTAGACGGTTCAGACGCAGAGTATTGTTTTATCTTTGATAATTTATCTAAAGAAAAATTTGAAGAGCTTTATCCTGATGCAATGCCTGTTAGTGTTGAGATGGGCGACTGGCAGGACGACGAAGGCGTACGTATTGCAGAGCATTATTACAAAGAATATCAAGAACGGGAAATTGTTCAAGCTAAAATTTTTGAGCCAATGACTAACACCTTTAAAGTTGGTGTTGTTACAAAGGAAGAATTTAAAGTTTTAGAGGATAACGGCGCAGCAATAGAAGAGCTTGACCGCAGAAAATCTATGTTTCCTGTAATTAAATATTGCAAGTTTACAGGTTCAGAAATTTTAGAAAAATCTGAATGGCTTGGAAAATATATCCCCGTTGTTCCTGTTTATTGTGAAGAAGTGTTTATTGATGGGAAGCGCGAGAGTCACTCACTTATTCGACAAGCTAAAGACGCGCAGCGCATGTTTAACTATTGGAAGACGGCAAGCACGGAGTTTATAGCATTGCAACAAAAAGCGCCTTACATTGGCGCTTTGGGTTCGTTTAATTCACGTTCAGATCAGTGGGCATCTGCTAACCGGTTAAACCTGCCATATCTTGAATATGATGTTATGCACGACGAAAACAATCAGCGTGTTGAGCCGCCACAACGTGCGCAGCCTGTTATGGGTAGCCCTGCCATGATGCAAGAGGCTGTTTCTGCCCGTGATGATATTCGTTTGGCTATGGGCATTCCACAGGCTAACATGGGCGAGCGCGGTAATGAGGTTTCTGGTGTTGCAATACGTAACCGGCAAATCGAGGGCGACAATGCAACGTTCCATATTACGTCTAATCTTTCTGCTTCTATTTCTCAAGTTGGTTGCATTTTAGTAGATTTAATTCCGCGTCTTTATTCGGATGAAAAAATCCAGCGCATTGTAGGTGAGGACGGCAAAGAGCAAACAGTGCCTGTAAACATGCCTTACGTTAAAGAAGGTAAGGATTACAGAAAGCCTTCTGCCGGTGAAAAGCCTAACGGAACCTTTGATTTGACTACGGGTAAATATGATGTTGTTGCTGATGTTGGTGCGTCGTATTCGTCTAAACGCCAAGAAACGGCCGATAAACTTATTGAGCTTGCGCAAGCCCGCCCTGATGTAATGGACGTTGCCGGGGATATTTTGTTTGATGTGCTAGATGTTCCGCGTGGTGCAGAAATCGCTGACAGAATACGTGCGCAAATGCCGCCTGAGATTTTAGGGGATGATCCGCAAGCCGCTAAACTGCAAGCCGCGTCCCAAGCTATGCAAGAAATGGAACAGCGCTTATTAAAATATGAGGCGGCACTTGCTGACAAAGAAAAGAACAAAGAATTTGATCAAGCTTACAAAATGGGCGAGCTAGAACTTAAACGCGAAGATTTGCGAATTAAAGCAGAAAAAACCTTGGCGGACATTGCAAAAATACAATCAGAAATTGCCTCAAGTGGTACGGAAACAGCACAAGAATCTATTGATGTTCTTGGTAACGTTGTTGCGGCTATGAATGAGCAAGTGCAAGACCTGGCGCAAGCTATGGAAATTCAGTTGCAATTTGAGGAAGAGAATCAGGAAACGCCCGAGCCTGTAATTGAGGGTGAACTTGTCGAACCAGAGGTATAAAGATGAGTGAAGAAGCAATGGTCGAAACGACCGAAACACCAGAAGCGCAACCAGAAGCAGAAGTTGAAACAACTCAAAACGAACAAAAAGAAGTCGTAGAGGCTGTTGAGGAAGCTGTTGAGGTTGAAGAAACAATTGAAGAAAAAGCATCACGGCTAGAAAAAGAAAGGGAAGTCGACAATAGAAAGATTGCCCGCCAAAAAGCCGCTAATTCATCATTGTTAAAAAAAATTGAGGAGTTGAAAGCTGCGCAAGTTGCACCACAGCAAGCACAGGAAGACACGCCTCCACAAGCCGAAGATTTTGAAACTTACGACGATTATAATAATGCGTTTATTAAGCATGAGGCTGAAAAGCTAGCACAACAACGCATAAATGATTTTCAAAATGATCAAATCAAGAAACTTGAGCACCAAAAGAACGTTGAAGATCAACGTGCTTTTTTAAAGAATGAGGCAGAGTATCGGGAAAAAAACCCTAACTATGACTATTCGCGTGAAGAGTTTCAGCAATTTTTAACCTCAACAGAGATAAAGCCGGACGTTGAAGTTGCGATTTATTCGCAAGCAAAACGTGAGGGCAATGTCGCAGAGATTATAAATTATTTTGGCGAAAATGGGGGTGAGCGTTTAAGTGAGCTTGAAGGCATTATTGCCTTGTCACCTGTTGAAGCGGCTGTTGAAATCTACAAAATTCAACAAGCACTTTCAAACGCTCCTAAAGCAACAAAAGTAAAACAAAAACTACCTGAACCGCAGCGTCCCGTAAAAGGCGGCGGCGCAAGAGGAAGTAAACCGGTAACAAAAATGTCGCCGCGCGAACTCTTAGAAAAGTTTGGGTAATAGCTAAAAAAGGAAAAATAAAATGGCTAATACTATCAACAACATTAAAGAAGCACCGGGTGTCATTGCTAAAATGGCTGCCCAAATGCTTGCTGATAAAACTCAGTTTTGTCAGTCTATCGACAAGGCAGAAGTTTCTGACTTTGACGGTAAAAACGGCTATCGCGCTGGCGATAGTGTAACTATCTCAAAGCCTGCGCGCTTTGTGCCTAGTACTGGCGCGGACGTAACAAGTGCTGTTCAAGACGTAGTTGAAGAAAAAACAACTTTGCCGCTTGATACGCGCTCTGTTGTTCCTGTTCAACTTAACAGTGAAGAAGTGTTTACTGATTTAGGTTTGGCATCTTGGACAAAACGCGTTCTTGATCCTGCTATTTCTAGCATTTCGCAGGACGTTGAAAGCCGTTTCTTGCAAAAGGCTATTGATGCAACTTACAACAGCGTTGGTACAGCTGGATCAACTAATTTTGACACTGATACAATTCTTGCAGCCGGTCAAAAAATCAACGAAAATGCTTGCCCTGATTTGGACAATCGTTTTGTGTTGCTTAATCCATCTGCTACACGAAAAGCAGTTGATGCACGTAAGGGCTTGTTTAACTCTTCTACTGAAATTTCTGATCAGTACAAAAAGGGTTACATGGGTACAGCGGACGGCTTTGACTTTTTGACAAACAACCTGTTGTCAACTCACACAAACGGTACTGATGTAACCGGCGTGGCTGTTAACGATGGTTCGGTTTCAGAAGGCGCTAGCTCTATTGCAGTAGACGGATTGGATAACACAACCGGAACAATTACAAAGGGTACAGTCTTTACGATTGCCGGCGTTTTTGCGGTTCATCCAGTTACAAAAGCAGCTCTTGAACACTTGCAGCAGTTTACAGCTGTCTCTGATGTTACTGCTAACGGTTCAGGCGAAGCGACTGTTGCTATTAGCCCGGCGCTTTATGCTGGTTCAAATGGCCTTAAGAACGTTTCAGCATTGCCCGCAAATGATGCAGCGCTTGCGTTTGTTGGTGCGGCAAGTACTGGCTACGCTCAAAACCTTGCTTACCACAAATCAGCGTTCCGCATGGTTTCAGTGCCTTTGATGCTTCCACAAGATGCACACTTGGCAGCACAGGAAACCGTTGACGGTATGACAGTTCGCGTATGGTTGGCATCTGACATCTTAACTGACACAATGACAGCACGGATTGATTTCCTTGGTGGCCTTGCATCTGTTAGACCAGAATGGGCAGCGCGTATCACTGCTTAAATTATCGAATGCATTCCTTTACGGGGGTGCATTCTCTTAATTTAATAAGGGAGCAAAAAATGAAATATACTTTTAAAAAAGGCAAAGATGTAAAGCATCAAAACAGCCTTGATTTTCAAGAAGAACTAGAAAAGCTTGGCTATTCTTTAGTTGAAAAGAAAAAAAAGAAAGCCGCGCCTAAAGCAGAGGACAAGTAAATGACAACCGCTAGAGATATAATTAAATCAGCGTTGCGCAAAATTCAGGTTTTAGGAACTGGCACAAGTTTGAGCAATGAAGAAGCGCAAGACGCTTTAAGTGCTCTTAACACTATGCTGGCATCCTTTTCTGTTGAAGGTGGCACTGTTTTTTATGTTGAAAGCGAAACATTTTCTTTAGTTTCTGGAAAAGATTCTTATACTATTGGCGAAGGCGGTGATTTTGACACAACGCGTCCATATTCTATTCAAAGTGCTTTTACTTCTATGGGCGGCATTGATTATCCGTTAACGTCATATGACAGCAACCAATATGCAGGCATTACGCAAAAGCAAAATTTGGGCATCCCGGAAATATTCTACTATGATAATAACTTTCCGGTTGCCAAGATGTTTTTATACAGTGTTCCAACGGGTGTTTCTACAATTACTATAAATAGCCGCAAGCATTTAAATGAATTTAGCACGCTAGATAGTGTTTATGCCATGCCGCCTGAATATTTGGCCATGTTAGAGTTTAATCTTGCTACGTGGATGGCCGCAGAATATGAGCGCGAGCCGTTACCTAGTGTCCAGCGCATTGCAAACAGGACTTACAACGCGGTTATCGCGCAAAACAAAAGAAGTGATAATAATATTTCTTCTATTGACGCTCCTTCACCAGAAAATCAATCAACTTACAGCAGCATTTATTTAGGATATTTCTAACATGGAAGTTCCATTTATTGGCCCTACTTATCAAATGGAAGCGACTAGTTTTGACAACCAAAGGTGTGTTAATTTATACCCTATTATGTCAGAAACGGGTACTAGCAAGTCAGTTGCTGCTTTGCGCGGCACGCCTGGCTTAAAGCTGTTTGCATCTGTGGGGGGTGGTCCTATTCGTGCGGGCATAGAAGTTAACGGGCGCTCTTTCTTTGTTTCTGGTTCTGATTTTTACGAGGTTTTTGCAGACGGCACAAGCACGTTGCAGGGCAGCTTATCAACATCGACTAGTGATGTTGCAATGACGGACAACCCTACACAAATTATGATAATTGATGGTAGTTTTGGTTATATTTTCACGTTAGCTACAAATACCTTAGTTCAAATTTCTGATGCGGACTTTCCAATTCCTTCTAGTCTTACTTTTCAAGATGGTTATTTTATTATTTCCGAAGCTAACAGTTCAAAGTTTTGGATTTCAGGCTTAAACAATGGTTTGACGTGGGGGGCGCTTGATTTTACGACTGTTGAAAATGCGCCGGATGATTTAGTTTCTGTTTATTCGGACAGTTCAAATTTGTGGGCGTTTGGTACACAATCAACGGAAATCTTTCAAAACACAGGCAATAGCACGTTTCCTTTTCAGGTAATTAATGGTGCTTACATTGAAACGGGTTGTGCCGCCCCTTTAACGGTTCAGGAGCTTGATAATACCTTACTATGGCTAGGTACTGACAAGAACGGCGATTCGGTTGTTTGGCGCGCTAGTGGGTACAATGCGCAGCGCGTATCAACCCAAGCAATTGAATTAAAGATATCAGAATCAGATAATTTCAACGAGTCTTATGCTTGGGTTTATCATGAGCGCGGGCATGCTTTTTATTGCTTGCAAGTAAAGGGATTAAAGACAACGCTTGTTTTGGATATGGCAACTGGCTTGTGGCATGAACGCATATACCGCAACCCCGTAACAAATCAAGAAGAACAGCACCGCGCCTCTTGTCATGTTTTCTTTAAGCAAAAGCATCTTGTTGGCGATAGGCAAACTGGCAAAGTTTACGAATTAAATTTAGATTTTTACAGCGACAACGGCGATCCTATAGTAAGAGAAAGAATATCTCCGCATTATTCAGAATTAAGACAGCTTGTTACGCATTCACAATTTGAACTTGATATGGAAGTGGGTGTAGGTACGCAAACAGGACAAGGAAAAGAGCCTGAAATTATGATGGCTTATAGCGACAGTGGCGGCCACACTTGGTCTAACGAGTTGTGGCGCTCATTGGGGGCTGTTGGTAATTACAAAACGCGGGTAAGATGGAATAAGCTTGGCCGCACAAGAGATCGGGTTTACAAGGTAAAAATTAGTGACCCTGTTTTTGTTCAAATAAACGCGGCTTATTTAAATGGTTACTAATCCACCACCAATTCAAGAAATAACCACAAACCAAGAGACGGGGCTATTCCCTCAAGTTTGGGTTCGTTGGTTTTTAAAAATATCAGCTGTCATTGATGAGTTAGCAAGTGGCGGCGTGCTTACTGTTAACGGAATTTTTCCTGATGGTTCTGGTAATGTTGAAGTTAACGCGTCAGACATTGATTACGACAACACAACAACAGGAATTGCAGCAACAAATGTTCAAGATGCGCTTGATGAAATTAACACTGGAAACGGCATTGCTGATTACAACGATACAAGCACTACGGCATCGCCTGTGGCCCTTGTTGCCGATACATGGGCTACAGTTCCAAACAACGGTGCCGGGGCGTTTACAAACCTTTCTTATTTACCGAGCGGCGTTACGTCTTTAATGGACACAAGCACAGGCGAGCTAGACTTTTCTGAATTAGATTTAGGCGATAACGTGGTTATTCGTAATGATTACAGCATTAATCCTAGCACGAACGATTCGTTGTTAAAGTTTAGATATACGTTGGGCGCGGTTGGCAGTGAGTATACGCTTGAGAAAACTATTGGCCGTTTAGATAGTGGCTCAGGAATAGATTATAGATTTAGTTTGACGACAGATATGATTTACATGGGCGATACAAACACAAAAAACAATCCTATTGGCTTGCAAGTTAAACTTTCAACAGATGGCACGCTTGTTAATGCGGGAACTTCATTAGGAGTGACAAAACGATGACTACTAAGATTTACAAAGATGTTTCAGCAAATGCAATTTTTATTGAAGACGCAAATGGAGTTCAGTTTTTAAACTCTTTACAAGCCACAGCGGAGAACGGCGGTTGCTCTGTGCATGACTTGGCTAGGAATATTGATATTGTTACAAACCTGCCGTTTGACGATTTTATTGATGAAAACGGCGCTACATATGGAAACAATGCAACGGAAGTTTGCAACGCATTAAACTCTATTTTTTCTAGTTCGGGAGTCCCAACTAATCAGTTGCCAATTATAACGTCTAACCTTTCTATAAATCTTGTCGAAGGTGAGGTATTGAATTACGAGCTAACAGCAAATCATGGGGTTGGTTATGAGTGGGACTTATCTACTGTGTCAGGCATAACAACGGTTGAAGGCAACGTGCGCAAGCTTATTGGCGGATCTTCATTGGCGGCCGGCACTTACTCAATCCCTGTTAAGGCTATTAATTACAACGGTGAGGACAGCGAAACACTTACGTTAACCGTAAGTTCGCCCCCGTTTGCCAATACTAAAAGTGTTCAGTTTAATTTCCAAGACTATTTAAATGCAAACGCAAGCTTGTTAAGTAGCGTTTTAGGGCGCACAGGTAATGGATCTGGCGCAAGTGATGCTTGGACTGTTTCATTTTGGTTTAAAGGGGGAACTAGTACAAATAGCGGCCAAACTATTTTTTATTTTGGCGATTCAGACACGGCAAATGGTGGAAACTTTTATATTAGGCATCAAGCAGCAAACAACAGGCTAAGATTTCAATATGGAACAAATAACAATTATTTGCGGTTTCAATCTGCAAACAACTCTTTATCTTCTAATACGTGGCACCATATAATGGTAACATATGACGGCGGCACAACAGGCGTGGCAAGTGGTAGTATTAGCGATTACTATAGCAGGTTTACTGTATTTATTAATGGTAGTGACGTTATTTCAAGCGGCACATGGACACAAAACAACTACGGTTACAGCGGCGCTGTTGATTCAGACAATTTGCGTGTAGGGCGCTACAGCAGCGGTAATTACATGCGGAATAACGCAAAGGTTGATGAATTAGCAGTTTGGGACGGCGATCAATCTGCAAACATTTCTGATATATATAATGGCGGTTCTCCTTTTGATTTGGATACGTTGGGCGCTAGCCCTAGTCATTGGTGGCGATTAGGTGACGGGGATACGTTTCCTAATTTGTTAGATAGTGTAGGAAGTGCAACTTTTGTTATGAACAACATGACCGCTGCCGATATTGTAAACGACGTGCCATAGGAAACAAAATGATTAGACGCGCAAAGACTTTGGATATCCCTTACATGGTTAACCTGTATAAAGAAGGTTTAAAAGAGCTTGGCTTTGAAAATATTGATGATAAACGGTTATTAGCTAAAGTTGTATCTTCTTATCATTTAGCCCCTTGCTTTTTACTTGTGTTTAATGATAAAATATGTGGAATGGCGGGACTTTCAACCTCCATTACCCCTTGGTCGGGTGAAGCAACACTATGCGATTACATTTTTTATATTAGACCAGAATATAGAAAACTTAGTAATTTCGGTGGCCTAGTTAGAGCGTGCAAGGATTTTTCCGACGAAGTTGGACTTCCTTTAAGTTTTAATTTTTCAGTAAATGACGATGAAGAAATAAGAAAGCGTGTATTTAAAATGCATAATTTTAAAACTACGTTTATAACAGGCGGTTACAAACCAAACAGTGCGGAGGTAAAATAATATGGGTGGAAAAGGCGGTGGCGGATCAGTAGACACTTCAGGGATTGAAGCGGCGACACAAGAAGCTACTGAATTACAAAAAATGATGTATGACCAAACACGCGAAGACACAATACCCTGGTATGATGTAGGTAAGTCTGGTTTGGGTGTTCTTGCTGATTATATGGGTTTAAGCGGCGGCAGCGTAAAAAGCCGGGAGCAAATTTACGGTGATTTGCTACCCCAATACACTACACAAAATGGAATTTCTAACGGCCTTTATGAAGATGAGTCTGGCAATGTTTTAACGCAACAGGGCGTTGTTGACAGTTCTTATAATCGGGCAGGCACGGCCGGGGTAATAAAAATGGCTCGAGGTAGGCGAACGCAAAATGCTTTGCGCGGTGCGCTTGGCGATGATGCAGAGTTTAGCAAGGTAGCGCAACAATACGGTTACAACCCTATTATGACGCAAAGCGATTCAATTGACTATGACGCATTAAATACAGCTGTTGAAGAGCAACTTACAGCGCAAAGCCAAACCCCCGAGGGTTTTGGATCGTTGCTTGAGCGTTTTGATTTAGATAAATTTGAGGAAGATCCCGGCTATCAATTTAGACAAGAGGAAGCTAACAAGGCGTTAGAGCGCGGCCTTTCCGCGCAGGGCGTGACTTTGGGCGGCGGCGGCGTTGGTGAGGTTAACCCGCAAGTCGCACGCGCTATGCAGGAGCTTAATCAAAACTTAGCATCGCAAGAATACGGAAACGCATACAATAGATATAATGCAGATCAAGGAAACATTTTTAATCGTTTGATGGGTGTTTCCGGCATGGGACAAGGTACTTCTGCACAACTTGCAAATGCTGGGCAGCAATACGCTACAAACACAAGCAACCTTAATACAGGCCTAGCGCAAGCGCAACTACAGGCGCAAACGGCAGCCAACGCACAGCCTAGTATGTTTGATACTCTTTTGAATGCGGGGACTCAACTAGGTAGTGCTTATCTACTTGCAGGATCAGACAGACGAATTAAAGAAAACATAAAAGAATTGCCAAAAGAAAATAATCACAAGATGTACGAGTTTTCTTATAAGGGCAATCCTAAAAAATACATCGGCGTTATGGCACAAGATATACTTAAAACAAATCCAGAGGCCGTTGTAGACATTAATGGCGTGTTGCACGTTGATTACGGCAGATTAGGCGTTGCAATGAGAGAGGTTAGCTAAATGGCTTTTGAGAACGTTTTTAGGGGTATTGATTTTGGCGCACCCGGTCGCGCTGCTGAACGTCAGCAGTCGCAATTTTTAAATATGCTTAGCAATACGATTGCGCAAAAACAAGCGTTAGAAGCACGCAAAGAAGACCGTGCTTTTAAAGAGCGTCAACTAGACGCTGAAACTGAAGCGCAACAAGCAAAAGCAAATCAATTAAATGTCAAAGATGCCGCAGAAGGTTACATTGTTGAGCAACTTGCAGCAGAAAAGAACATCCCAATAGAACAGGCGGCTGCTGAACTTTACAGTCACAATAAAGCCGGACAGCCAAAGTATAATAACATTGGAGAAATTGTGGGCAATTACACGTCCCCGCTTAGCCTTTTAAAGAGTCACGGGGGCATGTCTCCGTTGCCTGATAGCAATTTTGTTCCCGTTGATGCGGCTATGGCAGAAGGCATAATTAGCGCCGCCCCCATGGGGCCGCCTGCATTACCGCAGGAAGCTATGGCAGGTGCTGCGCCGATGGGGTTAGACAATCAAGTTCCTCAAATTCAAGCAATAGGCCCCCTTGGTAATACTACCCTTGGGAAACAAGAGTTAATAAAGGCAAATGTAAAGCTTCAAGAATACGCTGCAAAACAAGGCATTGATCTTGCCAACCTTGACCCAAGGCAGCAGGCAGAGCTTAATTTTGAACGCAAAAAAGCGGAGCAAGAAGCACAGGTTAAGATAGAGGCTTCAAGGCCACAAGCAGAGGCCAACATTGTGTCAACAATTAATGAAGCTGCTGATGTTAATCAGCTTATAGATGACTTATATAAAAGAGCAAACTATTTTACAACGGGTTTTATAGGAGAGAATCTTTCGGGAATGCCGGGAATGCCAGCTCATGATTTTGCCGCAGATTTAAAGGTTCTTGAATCCGACGCTGGTTTAAGCAAGCTTATCGAGGTCAAAGAGCGCGGCGGGACTTTTGGTGCCCTTCAAGAAAAAGAGCTGGATTTATTAATTAATTCTAGGGCTGCCCTACTTCAATCACAATCGCCACAAGCATTTAAGAAAAATTTAATTAGATACAAGAAGATAAGAAACAGGGTTATTCCTATTTTGCAGAAAGCCTATGAAGAAAAGTATAAAGAAAAACTTGATTTGTCCCCTACTGTAAAGCAAATGACGCCAGAGCAAAGAAGAAAAAGAATAGAAGAGTTGGAGGCTATCGCTAATGCCAATTAGTCCAGAACAAGAGCAAGAACTATTAAGACTAAGGCAGGAAGAAGCGCAAGAGCAGGCCGGAGGCCTTACACCAGAACAAGATCAAGAGCTTATTAGCTTAAAGCAGGAAGAGGACCGCCTTAATCCTACTGCTGGCCCTCAGCAGGCTTTGAACTATGGGAACGCTATAGTCGGCGAGGGTCTAGGAATTGGCTTATTGCCTAAAGCAATGTCTATCGCCGGTGGTGGTATGGCAAAGATCGTTTTAGAGGGCATGGAGGCAGCTTCTGAAGCCGGGCTAATTAAGCCAGGCTATGAGGCACCAACATTTATTGAAACTGTTGAAGATGTTTATAGCGGTTACAAAGGCGGAGTAGATAAATCAAGAGAGCAATCCCCCATTACTACGGGATTAGGGGAGTTTGCGCTTGGCATGGGTACAGGCGTTGGGGCTGCTAAAACTGCGGCAGGAAAAGCTTTGACTCAGTCAATAAATAAGCCGTTATATAACGCCCCAAAGAACTTATCACAAAGAATGATAAACATTCTTTCTAAACGGGGGCAGCAGGCCGCAGCAGGTGAGGCATCCTTTAGGGCTTATGAAACGGGTCAAACAGATTTAGGAGATGAGGGCAAAGCATTAACACGTGTTGCGCCAGTTGGGGCTGTAACAGCCTTGGGTGCAGGGGCAGCCGGAAAGTTGGCTTCAAAATTAGCACCCGCTGCTGATGAAGGTTTAAAAACTGTTGGTAAGTTAGCAAATAAATACAATATTCCTGTAGCTGTTTCTCAAATTACAGATTCACCCGCAATAAATAACTTGCAAAAAATTAGCCGTGAAATTGTGGGGAGTGGTTGGAATACTTTTAAAGATAAGCAAGACAGAGCTTTTACTAAAGCGCTTACAAATACTTTTGGGCAAGATAGTGAAAAATTTACACCAGAATTAATGGACAAAGCTTTTGGCAGGTTAGGTAAAAAGTTTGACGAATTTGGAAAGGGCAAAACGTTTAATCTTAATTCTAAAGAATTAAACCAATTAGCCGATGATGTTTTAAATTATGATACTGCATATTCTACAGAAGCAATTAAAGCTTTTAAAAAAGAAATTAAAAATTTACAAACACAAATAAAAGACGGGACAATAAGTGGCGAGCGATTAAACTTTGCACGTAACAGGCTTAATAAGCTTGCAAGAAAAACCAATGATTTTGATAAAAATGAACTTTTTAAAGATGCAGAAAATATTATTGTTGATATTCTTACAGAAGGGGACGAAGCGGCTGCAAAAGCTCTTTCAAAAACAAAGCAAGAGTATAAGAATTTATTAGTTATTGAACCTGTAGCGGTTAAAGCAAAGGGCGGGGCAATTAGTCCAACAACACTCAACAACAGAGTTTCAAAGATTTACGGCAGGGCACACACACGCGGAAAATCCGGCGATATTGGGGAACTAGCGCGCATTGGGCTTGAAATTATGCCTGAGCAATTGGGATCTGATACAGCTCAAAAAACTTTGTATGGGGCCGCTACGGTGGGTTTACTTGCAAATCCTACTACAGGTATTCAAGCGGGTACGGCTATCGGTGCAAATACGGCTTATCAAAAGTTATTAAATCAAAATCAAAACATCGTAAATGAATTATTAAAAGACAGATTCTTAAAGGAAATGGGTTCAACAGCAACATCGACAGTGGCATCTGGTGCTGCTGCGTCCAACATAGAAAATTTATTGGAGTAAATTATGGCTAAAATTTCACCTTATGTATTTGTGCAAGAATTAGACAACAATGGCAATCCGCTAGCAGGTGGAAAGATATTTACGTACGAGGCTGGCACGACAACACCCAAGGAAACGTTTACGGATAGTGAAGAGGGGACGGCAAATGCTAATCCTGTTGTTTTAGACGCGGCAGGTCGTGCTGATGTTTGGCTGGGCAGTGGTTCATATAAATTTATTTTAAAAGATGCCAATGATGTAACAATTAAAGAAGTTGATAATGTTACCGGGGACGCGTCAAACGTTTTTGGTTCTAGTATTGTTTCCGTATCAACAAACACGGCAATTACATCATCTTTTCAAAATAACATTGTGGAGGCGAGCGGAACAATTACTTTATCTTTGTTTTCTGCATCCTTAGCGGGCGAAGGGTTTTTGTTTTCTGTTAAAAACACGGGTTTGGGTGTTGTAACTATAGACCCTGATGGCTCCGAAACAATTGACGGGCAAGCATCACATACAATTTACGCGGGTGAATGGGCGTTTATTGTTTGCGATGGTACAAACTGGATTACATTGCCTTATAGTTTTTCTTTTTCTAAACCAACAGCAACGATTACCGCTTCTGATAATATTCTTTTTTCTGATGTTGATGACGGCAATAATGTTAAGAAAACAACAGTCCAAGGCGTTATTGATTTAGTT